AAAATAACAACTGACTACAGAGCAAAACAGATCATTTTGAAAACAAGATAGTCTGTGCTCAACGCCAACACAGAAAGTATCTCTATTGCATTGAGAGGCGCAGCTAGCAAGGTGACGTTATTCCGATTGCTATTTTCCCAACCTTAGTGGTTTTTATAAGGTTGTTCCAATGGTTGAATCACAAATGTCCACGCATAGGGTGCACATTCCATTTGTATATCATAAAGGAACATATTCACTTACCAATTTCTAAGGTCATCATCCATGTTGGCAAGGTCTTCTTCTAATGTGGTTGAGGGCATTACTCCTTCCGTTATCACAAGATTCCATGCTTCTGGATCCTCATCGTTTAATTCATCGTAATCTGGATCACCAGGCCTTGGGTTTCGCCTAGCTGTTTCAGCTGTCTTTTCTTCAGACACTCTTGCCTCCATTGGTTCGGCTGTGGGGATATTACTTAATATGCTGTCATCAATGTAATCATCATCATATGCAAACATTTTGTTCATTGTTTCAGAAGACCATCTTTGTTTAAACTCTTCAGACATATTATCAGGTTTGCCACTTACTTCAGCTTTTTCATTAGGCTCTATCTCTTCTTTGCTTTCCTTTGTCTCATTTTGTCTCTTTGTTTTTTCCTCCAAGTCTTTTAACCTTTTCTTCTTTTTCTTCGTTTTAGGAGAATCTGAACTCTCTTCTTTATATTTTCTGCCCCTTATCATGTTTTTTGCAGTGTGTTTGACATTTTTGAGCAACATCTGCGAGTGTGCATTAGACATGGATGCTGATAATAATTTTATTTCCTCGCGTTTTAAGTCTTTCTTTTTCTCGAGAACTCCAATTGTCGAAGGGGATATGTCTTTTGCAAGGAGACCTTGTATTGCCATTTTGTCAAAAGTCTCTAAGTTATCTACAGGATCAACTTTAGCTATTTCAAGAGCACTCTTATCATAGAGTTCATATGGCAATTCCATATTTTCAATGTCTAAATCTGCTGAGATAGACATATCTTCCATGGTAAAACATAATTGCTGGTATGTGTATGCAGCTGCCTTCTCTAATGCTTTTGCCTTTCCTTTTTTCCCCGCTTTTTTAATCTTGTCAATGCTTTCTCTGAATGTGTATGTCTTTTTCTTACTAAAATCCTTATAATATTTCAACAAAACATGTCGTACCTCAGAGGTTAGTGCGATTTGTAAAGCCCCTTTGATGACGTCTTCTTGGCATATAATTTTTGCATTTTTTGAAAGTATATGGTAGGTAATCGCTGCTAGACGGAAGCTATGAATGGCATTGAATAGCGCTTTTGTTGCTGGGGACTGATGTATCCCTTTTTGTGCCAACTTTCTATTTTCATTAGCTTTACCATACCAGTTTACTCTTTCTCTAAGAGACCATCGATATCTATCTCGCCATGTTTCTAGAAAACGTTTCATAACTTTAGCATCTAATGCATTGGCAGGTGATGATAATATGATTTTAACACAATATCTTAGTTGTTTCACATAAGCACCTGGGCATGAGAGACAAACTTTTTTGGTTGCTGAAACTAAGTCTACCATATCATTTGACATAGGGCCTTTAATGATACTTTTCCACATTCGTTGCATCCATGTCAGCATCTCATTGTACACATTCACTTCTTTACATAAGTCAATTAATTCATGAATCTCACCAATGGTCGGTTGTAAGGAATGTACCATATCGGCATAAGAGATGTCCAATAGATTGTATGAGTTAAATTTGGATGGAAGTTTATAAAGTATTTCTGCAACATTGACCCCGCGCTGTCTGAGGCTCTCATACATAAAATTGGTCCAACAAGACCAAACTTTCTTGCATGCCAGCTGTGGATTACCAACAGATATTTCTTTTAAGAACATTCTATGTGCTGTATCATGTGTAACATTCTCTAAAATAAAAGGAGAATCTTCAAAAGCATCCATATCAGTCTTTCCTTCTTTGGCCCATTGTATCAATTTATTCTTGATATCATGCCTTGTCTTGAGTTCCAGTGCAATAAGATCTTCCGCCAACATTCGTCTGTCGTGTGCTTGCTCTAGTGTGCGACCTGGTGCAGGTTTCTTGGCAGTCACTTTGTCAATCTTATCATATAATGGAGCTAATCTGCCTTCAGTGTACAATGCTGCTTTGACTTCCTTACTTAGTTGTATGTCTGGTGATTTCCAAAGTCCGCCTGGATGGAGGACAAAATGATGTGATAAGCTCGTGGACATATACCCAATTAGAACAGCCATATTGTAGTTGTAATGGCTCTGATATCTATTTGTTATCTCTTCCAGGTTCGAAAAACTTATGCCAAATTTAGTTGATAGATCACCAACCCATGCAGCAGATACAGATTTGGAATATGATAATCCATTAATGTCTCTGTATGGGATTGCATTGCCAGAAGGATGTATCCGTTCTGGTTTATAAGGCATATGCGCTATATCTTCCATCTTCTTACATAACTGCATAGATCGTTGCCCGAACTCATTGAGATGTGCAAATACTGCATCATGCAATGCTACTATCCTACCCATATCATCTATGCTTTCGAGTGGAGAGATATCCACTGGTGGTTGTGCAGGTGCTTTCCCGATTATAAAGTTCACTGGACGGGACATTGGAACTTCGTGAAATACTAAATGATGCCGCCCATGTATTTTCCCTGGAAGGACAGGTAATAGTAACAGTTTAGTTGGTATTTTTATAGGCATATGTGCATTGTCAGTATGTACATGCTTTAGGTAATTACCAAAAGATCCAAATATCATTTTCTGTGTCTGCTCCATTGCACCCATTTGCCGTATATATCGCACAAAACGTCTCACTTCTAAAGCCTTAAAGTTATATAATGTCCTTATGTCTATTAAGCTTCGCATTGTTGAGGATTTGGCCACCTTGGCACATTTTGCCATAGGCACCGAAATTGGGTGTATTGAACGTAAAAAACCAGCCATTGTTGGTGGACATTCATTCAATGCTTGACATAATTCAGTTATAGATTTATCCCTTTGTTTGAGTTGATCTTTTTCATCATAGCCTAAAATTGACATCATCTTTTGTGAGCATACTTTTTCCACCTTAGACCGATACATTGGGCACTTTTGAAATAATCTGAACACTTCATCCACAGTGCCTGCTGCTTGTTTTACTAAAATGCTATTCACGGCGCCAGAATTTGTGCTATCTTGTTCTATCATAGAATATGCAAGCCAATGGTGATCAATTTCTCTTATAAACTGCGTTCCAATGTTCAAATGATGTGGCAGCGGAAATTGTAGCCCTCCCAAAGATCTAGGTAAGAAAACTACCCGTGCTACGGTATCAGTGTATGATGCTGTTATACGTGGGGCAAAAAGGAACGTCTTCCACCATACTGCAATAAGTCCTATTGCCCAAGCAATGTTTGGGTGCATGCCAGTGTTGATAGCTGACATTAGTGATGATTCCACATCTGAAACGAGATTGCCCCAGGACGGTGCTATTAGCTCAGATGGGGAAAATGAGCTGCCCACACCCTTTGTCGGCGTCAGTATCATACCCTGGGATGCATATATGTCTCCTAAAAGGACAAAAGAATGGTTGCTATAAGCAGTTTTCTGGGGTTCTATTTGTAGTGCAAATCGTGTATAAATGCTATCAAGTACGGGCATGATCTTATTGAATATATGAGTGGTATTTTCAGATTCAGTCATTGAAGGTGTCTTGTTGTATATTATAATTAAAAGATGATCATCCATAAAAAAGACAGGTGCAACTGGATATTTCTTTGATAGCTCTGGCACTGCTTCATATAATTCCTGATATCCAGTGTATATGACACTCAAGAGTAGCATCTGCCACGTAGCATTTCGCATCCCCTGGCCATCAGCATGCAATGGATTTCTGATTACAGCCTCTGCACCATAATATCCGGCAGTTAACGTGGATTGTTTTAAGGTCTGCATAAAATTTGCAACCCACTTACGTCCCCAGAATTTGGCAAATTCTTGCAGCACTGTGGTGGTGAGTTGCTCATGCACGGTATGTCCAAATTTTTTGAAGTCTGTTTGTATAAATAATACACCATGCTGAGACCTTTCTGCATTATAGGCATATTCCAATGCCTTTTGCATAACATCTAATTTACCTGGTCCAGACCTGCCCATCAATGACCCCCAAAAGACTTTGGACGCTGGTAATGCATTAGATTGTATGACACTATTTGCACGTCTGACTGTGCTCGACTCCATAGTTATGACACGTCCACCTTCCTTTTGCTCAGGTTTCACCGTGAGTCTTATAGGAAATGTAATTGATAGATTTCCCTCAAGTGCCTTGCATAAATCTTCATATTCCAGGCGTGCATTGTGTTCTTGGTAATAAAGAATCTCCCTTTTTTCTATGTTGCTAAGTGACTTGTATTTTCCAGGCTGGGCATGGTAATAATAATCAGGTGGGACATTTGTGCTGTCTTTTATCTTCAAGTTTGTGTCATCAAATAAATCACATCCCCAATTGTCGACATTCACGCCGCTGTATATACTTATATGGAAAGGTTGGCATGTGGTTATCTGATCTTGCACATCATTATCAAGCAACGCAATGTGTTCCATTAGATTCATGGGTGATGTGTCGTAAATCTGTCGGTAATACTTATGTAATATAAATCGTACACCATTACGAAGATCTTCAAGCGATTGCTGTTGGGGCTGCTTGATGAGAGTAAAACAATGGGCATGTTCATTGAATAACGTCATAGGCTCAAATGCAAACTGTCTCAGTGTTCGCGTGGCTTTTACTCTTGCAACTGTTGGTTTTCCATCTGTCACTACAAAGTTGTTAATTGTAGATACAATACTAGTATAGGGTCCGTAGCTTGCAGCATCTAATACAAATGGGAGATTAGAATTTGCAGATCTGATAACGGACATTTCATACTCTCGTTGAAAGCAGGAAATATAGTTCGCATCAAAATAAGACATTGAGGCTGCTTGTCTCCATATATCGAGCATGGTTGTTCTATATAACTGCGCAGCTTGATAACCATATACAAAAAAGATTGATGTTATGTTTGCAGCAAATTCAGAACATAAGGTTATCACCTGTGATATTTGCTTCTGTGTCAACACAACAATCATTGCATTTCGTATACACAGATATGCACCCTTTGAACTCAGATATGTAGTGGTCATTGCATCAGTGGTTATTGCGTCCATGGCAGTTTCGATATTTTTTGCTTCCCATGCTATTTCAAATTTCCCTGATAGTGATTTTACTTGTTCTTCAACCTTTTCTAGGATACTGTTGGCGAGGATAAAATCTTGGTCATTATTCACTGCCGACTCATCAAGTTCTTCAAGTTCTTCTATTTGCTCATCAAGGCCCAACAATACATTCTGTTTGGATAGTCTGAATAATTCTTCGTCACCAATTTTATCTGCATATTTCGCCAGGAGCATGTGAGTTCGGAATCTCAGTGAACACATCTTGTAAAGAGCGGATCTCAGTTGATAGACAGAAGTTCCTATCATTGGTGCCTTCTTGCTTTTGATTCTTTTTAGGGTCTGAATCCTAGTTTGCCATCGTTTCATTTTGTGACACATATTCATTGGCGCCTTCAGTAGGTCAAGTAATTCATGACATTCGAGGACTTTAGTGAGGTCATTATCATTGCAATCTATCAGACCTGGTTCAGCCATATAGAACATATCTTTGATCATTTTCTTAGAGATGTCATATCCCTCATATGACCCAAACATTGTATCGACTTGTTCTGAAAGGAGGTAATAAACTGATTGGGTGTCAAATTTATATTCTCTTGGCATGGTTGCACTCACCAACATGGTCCCGAGTAATAGGCTATTGTCTGTTTTTAAACCAAGTGCATCCATGTACAGGGAGGCAAGCCCATTTGGCATTTTGTTTAGCAAGGTTTGACATGCATATGTTTTCCTTTCTTTATACTTGCCCTGTGACCCTTTCTTTTTAAGGTATGAGTTTACTTTCTTTTTGTATAGAATAAATTTCTCATTCATGGGCAAGACATTCTCAGATATAGGGCCTAACGGAATATCAAAACAGTCAAATGCTAATGCAATGGGGAACATATTGGCGCATTCTAATATAAATTCAGGTTCTTTTCTTGTTGCCATCGGTAAATCAACTTCTAACTAATTACTATAATTTTCA